AACAACATCGCACCAATCCATCGGCTTGACGATAGCGCCGTTAACCGAGCAACTAATAGGCTGCACAGATGACCGCTTATAGTCCGGAGTGCGAGACTTGACCCAATCTTCAACGCTCATCCCGTGGTCGCGGTAAACCTCTTCAGGCTCTCCGGGCATGATGCTCGAATAGACACTAATAGTCATAATAGACAACCTTTAGAAAACGCTGCTCAAAGTGCCTCAAGTTTACCAGACGTGGGCCGTGTCCGCCGTTTCCTGGCTCGTCGGTTTCGAGAATCATTCTCTTTCCGTCAACATCAACGACAATGGCGATGTGTGTGCAGAGCTTTGCACGAAATGCACACGCGATTGCGCCGGGATAGGGTCGTACCTCTCGATAATTAACCGCCTCGGCTTGCATTGCCTCGGTTAGCGCTTTCTTATCGGTCGCCTCGACTGATCCGTGAACAGGCATCCAAGGCTTGCCGAAGAGGTGCACGCGGGCCAAGCGGACAAAGCCGTAACAATCTGCCCCGCTCTGCGTGCGCCCGTTGGCGACGTATGGGATAGCCATTAGATCGTTTAGGGTCATCAGATGTACCTCAGGCCGGGGGCGATGTCTGCTGTATAGCGCAGCCTCGGCCACAGAGTGTTAAGCAAATCATAGTAGCCCGCCTCAATTTGAGCCATTATCCCCTCAAACGTCCCGCCCCTAAGCGTCATTTTGATTGGCGTCTTTGCTGGCGCGGTCAAGTCATTCGACAGAAAAACCCTGTAATTTACAGGAACCTCTTTGTCAGCCTCAAGTGCTAATTCTACAGCTTCCTGAGCTTTGCCCATTACGTTAGCAATAGAAAACGTCAGCGTCTGCTGTCCTCGCGTGTCCTTGGACGGCTCACGATACTCGAACGGGCCAGCCTGAAACGTGACTGTCTCGCCAGTCTCAAGGGTTGCAGTCAGGTCTTCGTAAGCTGCCACCACTCGGATAGGGTCATAGTCAGGAACAAGGATTTCCATAGTGGCCAGGATAACCTTATCCGAAGGCGCGGAAGCATAGACGGTTTCTATGATGCTCATACGGGCCACCAGTAATTCACAGCGAGGTCGAACGGATCATCTGGCGCAAGGTTTATCGCTTCATCAATCACGGTTGCGTATTGCAACAGTAAGTCGTAATAGCTCACGGCCACTCCTGATTGATCGCTATATCAATAATGCTTGCCCCAAGAATGAACTCCTGCCCGAACTCATACCAGTCTTTCGAAAGAATCGGACGCTCTCGGATCTCTACTTGCGCTGTGTAGTTCCAGTAATCCGAATTGTCCAGTCTTGGGCCGGAATACATCTCTGTAAAACGGCACTCATAGGGCGCGATATTGCCAACTGGTGTCTTTAGGTCAATATTGAACCAGTCCGCGCCATCGGTTATGTCGTAGGCAAACCAACCTTCAAATATCTGCGCTTGCGGTTCATTGAATCGAAATTGTAAATTGACGTTAGATGGCACAGACTGAAAGGTTCTGCGCTGCCTTGCCCTACCTGTTCGCATGGTTGTTCTGGCGAAGGGGCTCACATGGTTAATGTCGTAGCCGTTACGGCTAATCGTTGCCGCTGGCAGAGAGCTTGGAAAGTCAACCGTTGCCATTATGTGCCCTGCCTTCTAATTCCGGTTGTTTGCTGCATGGCCCTAAAGAATCGGCCACCACTCACAACGTCATTCACCATAACATCCACAATACGCCTGCCTTCTGAATCTTGGCTTTCTCTCACCTCAGTTCCAGCGGGCGCGTTGTTGACGTTTACAATCACGTCGTTTGATGCTGATTCACCAGCCATCATTTTGTTGTTACTAATCTGCCCCGTAGCACCAGGCGTAAACAGCTCCGGCCCGCGCTCACCAACAAGGTAAGACGCACCGCGTTGCACTTGGCCGCCGTCTGCGCGGGCTCCTTGATATTCTTGGCCTTGAATCTCACTTATTTGAGCAGCAGCGAGAGCCCCGATAGAGAACGCCAAGGGCACCTTAACAAAAGCTGGGACAGTAGGATCGCCAAGAACTGAAGCAATGGCGAGCGCGGCGGATATTGCGGCTTGAGCTGAGGCAAGATTCTGGTATCTCTGAAATGCGTCCTCGCCACCTTTTTCAGCAATTGCAGCAAGGTTGCCAAAGAAATTCCCTACTAGCCCGAGGCTCTTTTCTTGCCCCTCGGTTAGTATTTGATTGCTTTCGGCCTCTAGGTTTCTAAGCTCTTCGTTCCTCTGTTTTCTTGCTTCAACAATCAGCCTATTAAGCTCTTCCTCATTCTCAATAACGCCAGTCCTGAGCCCGTCACGAAGCGACATAACGCGCTCTTTGTATTCCATTTCAATGGCGTATTGCTCATCTAATCCGCGCTTAGTCGCCTCTGCTTCCTTGCGAAGCTGATCAATAATCTTTTGCCCGCGATCCTGTGCGCCTACTTGGCCTAACAGCGGGTCTTCTTCTGCGGTGATTTTGGTCTGTTCGCGGAGGGCTTCAAGCTCTTTTTGTTCTGCCTTATAAGCCTCAATACGGTCAAAGCTGGCGTTAATCTGGGCTTTTGCCAGTCTTACAGCGTCCTCGTCTGCACCATTGGCGGCAAGACGGCCAGCCTCATACAGCGCAAGCTCTCTTTCGTTAAGCCCTACAGTTTCGGCCTGGACTCTCAGGGATTCGGCAAGCTGCTTAACTTCATCTGTGGCATCGCCGGTAATGCCGGCAAGCATGTTGTCAAACTCTTCCTGAGCCTTTGACGCGGCTTTTTCGGCTGTCTCAATATCGCCCGCAAGAACGGTGATCTCTTCCTGAGTCTCGCGCAAGTCTTCCGCATTGAACACATCCGCAAGGCTCTGGTCTTTCGCGGCCATGCGCTGAAGTTTCAGTAGATTCTCTTCTACCCTGCGTAACTCTTCAAGCTCTTCGCGCTGCTCGCGGATCTGCTCGTTTGTTTCTTGTTGCGCACGCGCCCGCTCAAGTTGCAACGCCTCGCGCTGGTTCTTGGTCAACTCGCTATAGGATATATTTAGCTCATCAATGCGCTCTCTCAGGCTTTTTGTGGCTTCTTCGCCCGAACCCATGCCGCGCACAAACGCGCCCGCCAAAGCAGAACCGATAGCGATAACAGCACCTAATACGGCACCGCCAGGGCCCATGATGCCCGCCAACTGACTAGCTTGCTGGCCAAAGGCAACCAAAGCATTCTGGCCCGCTCCAACCTGAACCGCAAAGTCACCAATTTGATAACCGGCCTGCTGAACAGCCCCGCCCATTGGCCTGAACGCCCCACGAACACGACCGGCGGCACTAGCAACGCCAATTGTCTGAGCCCGAAGCATCTGCACGTTCTTGCTGTACTGAGCAAGGCTGATCGTTCCACGCGACAATTCAGCATCCAGAACCTTGATGGATTGGTTATATTGCTGTTGCGCACGGTAAGCGGGGTCTATTTGCGCCCTGAGTCGAGCGTAGGACTGACTGAACTCGCCGGTTGTTTTGGTTAGCTTGAGCGTACCGGCTTGCATTTGCTCAATGGCAGACGTGGCAGACTTTATCTGACTGCTATCAGCTTCAATCGTGAAGTAAATGCTGCCGATGTCCGTCGCCATTATTTCGCCTGCCTTGCCGCTAGTGCCTTGAACTTAGCCGATACGTCTACGGTTCCACCATCTTCGTAATAAGGCGGCGATTCCATAGAATCGTTTGATCTATTGAATTGTACCACGTAAGCCCGCGACATGTTACGTATGGTTGACGCCTCCCAAGGGGTTAGCTCTACGCCTGACAGTTCGCACCATGCCTTGATTTCCTGCATATCCAGTTGAAGCAATCCGCCATTCGGGCCAACAACCTCAAGCATCAAATCAATCAGGTATCGAAAGCCCGCCACGTCGGGCATGTTCAGGTAGTTAGAGGCCGCGTCCTGCTTGAAGTAATACCGGCGCGGCTTCTTCTGTCCTTTCGGTGCAGAATCCAGCCACGCCAGATGCTGCACGTAGAGAATCAGCTTTTCGTGGGCTTGCCGAAAAAAATATCATGGCTCTGAACAACGCTGTTAACTTGTTGCGCCATCCAGAAGTAGCCAGGGTCACTCAGCAGAGACAAAGCATTCTCTCGGCTAAACTCCAGCCGTTCACCGTTGCGTGGTACGCAATTATCTTCCTCGTCGGTTGTCCAGCCGCTCACCATATACGCACTTAGGATAGTTTCGATTCGTGCGCCATAATCGTCGTCGGATTCGCCTTCTTCTTTCTGGTTCTCGCGGACAGCCTGAAGCATGGCCCGCTTTCCGGCCTTGGTGTCACGGCGAATAACGTGAAACGTAATGCCAAGCGGCTGCCACGTGGAAGGATGGCGGATCTGAACGTCTACCGGCTCGTCTGCGTTACTAATCTCAAGTGAGCCAATATCAATAGCCATAAATATAACCTCGCAAGTTATGCGCGCATGAAAAGGCGGGGCAGGCAGGCGCGAAACTGCTTTTCGGGGATGACCCTAGCCCCTAACTGGTTACGGGGTGACGCGGATGATGGTGCTATCCAGTTCTACCGTCGTGTTAGCGGAGACGATGTTGTTGGCAGCGCCGACCTGAGTGTCATAGCTCATGATCTTGCCTTGGAAATACTGAACCTCGCCATCCTGAAGGGTAACTTCAAAACTATGCACGGTATCCACTTCAGTGCCGTCAGCACCTTCAATCAGCACGGTCTGGCCAGCATCAGAGGGGTCACGGCCAAGCGTAAGCTGCATGGATCCGTAGTTAACTGTGCCCTTGAACTTCCGTGTGACTCGGGTGCCGATGTCGTTGAAGGTGACGAGTTCGTAGGTAGCGCCAAATGCGCCCATGTCGGAGATTTCGCCAACGTTGGTATAGGTCAGAGCTTCATAGCCTGCCTGATCCTCAGTTGCCGGTTGGTCTGCTACAACAGCAAGCGTCGCGCCTGCACTGGTTTGAACGGCCATATGAGTGGCTCCTTATAACGAATTGATTGCAATCCCTTGCTATTGTACAGCGTTTCGTTATAAGGGGGAATAGTGCTGCGGTGTGTTGCGGGGAGACAAAGAAAAGCCCTCCACAGTGAGGGCTTGTTCATTACATTAATGCGGAGTAAAGCCACATCAGGCCAATTATCACTGTTATCCGTATGTATCCCTCAATAACAGCATCTGTGAATTTCTTACCCTTAGCCTCTGGTGAGCCATGATAGGTAAGTAGAGACATTAGACCTGAAATGCCAAGCGCGTGAGCATAACCAATTTCAGGAAGTCCAAACGGAACAACAAACCAAGACCAGCCAAGAGTTACAGCAACAGCCGAATAAAAAGCCATCGCCACTAAAGCAGTGAATCCACCAACAATTTTGAGCAACATTAACTAATTCTCCTGATTAATAAAAACCCACCCCAACCATAAGCCAGAGCGGGCAAAAGTCATTTTGAACGACGCTTTAGTCCGTATTCCCGCTCAAGAAACCTTGAAAACGGACCGCCATTAGATATGTCATGTCGCAGAAGTTTCATTAAGTGATCGTCCTGCTCATAGCTTCCCCTGACTATTTCGTCAAACTCAATAGCTCTCTTGACGCCCTCTTTAGCTAGGTCATCTACGCTCTTGCTATTCTTTTTAAATGGCCACATACATAATCTCCACATAATTAAAAAACCCACCCAAAGCCTAAGCCCTGAGCGGGTCACAGTCCAATAACGATTCGATCTAAGAAATCGCCACACCATCATGAATCCGAATAACCGCATTAGAAGTATTCACGTTATCAATCAGTCCGGTGATCGGAAGTGACTTCCCGTAAGCCTGAAACGTCAGTACGCGGCCATCAGCAAGGGTGATAGAAGCTGGAACGATACCGCCGCCGTTGATGCTGGCTTGGATAGCTTCTTGGCCTGCATCGTTGCTATCGCGGTACAGGGTAATGGTGATATTGCCAAAGTCAGGTTTTCCAGGGTAGGCGCGTGTTGCAGCCTGTCCTAAGTCCTGAAACAGCACGTCGGGCACGTCGCCATCGGCAATGGTGTATTGCGTGACTTTGCCGACTACTTCGCCGTTGAATACGAACTGAGTGCCTTGGGCGTCGATTATCATTGATCCTCCGTAAACACCCGAACATTAATCTGATACAGCGGCCTGTCATTCTCAAGATAGAACGGGCCTTGCTGGTTGCCTAGCATCTCAAACTTGATGACGCCTGCCACGGTTCCTGTGCCTCGGAACGCCTTAACAATGGCCGTTGCTGCATCGCCTACTGCAACGGTATTTGAAATACTGGCAGCAAGCAGAGTAATTGTAACGTCATACTCCTGCTTAAATGTATCGCTGTTTCCGTCGCCAGTATGCCTGAACACTGCAACCGGCGTATTTTGATTTAAGTCGTCATCGTGCCATCTGTGGTATCTGGGAGAGTACCCAGAAAGCAGGCCAAGGTTATCAAGGTACAATGCCGTTCTCTCCAATACTTCGGTACTCATAGCCCCATAACCCTTTTGATAATGGCATCGGCATCTTGCTGGATCATCTCAGTAACGCCTTTCTCAAGAAATCTTGGCTCACCATTAGGCGACCACACAAAGCCGAGTCGTTTCGGTGAGCGCGGGACATTCAGCCCTTTCAGCTTGCCCTGAGCCTCATGCACGTAAATGGCATAGTTTGCACCATATCCAAGCTCACCCCGTACAATATTGCCAGTAGTCGTCACCTTGCGATACTGGCTATTGATCAGGTTAGACGTGGCCACTGGTGTCAGCTCTGCCGAGTACCCTTGAGCGGCAATCATCAGTTCTGTGATAACACGCTCAAGATCAGGCCCCGCCATGCCATTGAGCTTCCGGCGCAGCTCCTGAAATACCCTTGTATCACCTGTGACTGTGGCGGCCATTAGACGCCCAGCTTCTCGCCGTTACTTGAGCCACCACCAATACAATTGTCTGTTGCTTTTCTAATATTCGTTACCTTCATGTCATCACCATATACTCAGTAGGCTCAGAAAACTGACTCATATCAAACTCAGTCACCTTTCGGATGATTTGCGCTTCTGCGTCACTCGGGTTAGGCACAGCAGTCTGATCACCCTTGGCGATATACCAACCACGTTGCAATTCCTCTAGCGTAAAGAACGTGGAAGCAGGCACAAACTCGACGCCCTCATCATCCTTCTGTGTATCGCCGGTATCTTTCCACACGGCATCCACTAGGCGAGGCGAGCTAAACGACGGCTGTCCGTAAGGATCGCGTCCTGTCATCTCCCACACAGTGATCGTGTTCGTATCCCAATAGGTCATTACCACCAGCTCCTACGGCGTCCGCTACGCGGGTAGATGTTGCCTTTGCGCCCGCCTGGGCCTGTTGATGCTATGTAGGTGGTGCTGTCACGCTGAAGCAAGCTAGTGACGCAGCCATACTCATCAAACTGCAATACCTGAGAGCCCCAAGGGCTGGAGTCGAGGCCGCTACCGCCCTCTCGATACGTGCGACTTGCGCCCGTTGGTGAGCGCTCAGACTGGACGTTGCCCTTTGCCGTACCATAGACCATGTGAGCCGCGCCATACAGCTTCAGTAGCCGCTGAGTGGCGTCAGGTACGCTATTGGCGTCAAGACACGCGTCCGCTTGGTCCAGCGTTGCAATAATGTCGTCAATGACCGAATCCGGCAGCGTCGTAGGCTGCACGGCCTTTACGTCTGCGGCTGTGATTGTAACTGCCATTATGGGATCTCCGTGCTGATTTCGCCTTCGTACCACGTCAGAAAGTATTGGGCACGAGCAACGCTGCTTGATGTGTTCTCAATCTGAATCAGAAATGAGCTATTTGGAGGGACAACGCGCTCATAGCCTTCAGGTATGGACGATGCCACTCTTTGTCCTTGAGCGCCACCTCCGAAAAAGTATTCTGGTTCGCCGGACAGCGTGCCAGTGTCGCTAACCGTTACATCCTTGGTGGCTGTCACGGTCGTTGCAACAGGCGCTTTCAGGTTCCAGTTGCTGATGGTTAGCGGCGTACCACCTGATACCGTTGGATTAGCGTAAATCCTGAGCGCCAACTCTTCCCCGATATAATCAAAGATTCGCAGCTTGGTTAGTACGGTTTTTGCGCCAATGCCGAAATAAATGTTCCGAGTGCCGCCAGACGGGATAGTTGCGCCCAATGGCCAAGCCGTCCGAATGTAATACTGCACGCCGTTCTTGATGTTCAGCTCCGTAAAAGGCTGAACCGTGATGGCCTTATTGCCATCAATAATGCGGCTGTCTGAGAACGGATTAAGCCTAATTGCTCCATCAGTATCTGCCTGCACATACAGCGTGACAGGCCCGCCACTTGACCAAGCCCATGCGCCGGATTGCTCTCCGTCTACCTTTGCCTCACGGCCAAACGGGATGCGCGTACCAACTTCACCATCCGGCTTTGTTGCAGAAAGCGACAACCGAACATCACCCCCAGAGCCAGCAGGCACAATCAGCAAAGGCGTTCCGACCTCAATACCGGACTTGGCGTAAACGTCAGTCCAGTCTGGGCCTATCTGGATGGGGGTGATCGAGTCAGTCATGGTTACAGGCCAAGTTCAGACTTGAGCTTCTTAACACCCCAGCGGCCATCTGGTTCTTCGCCAGTCTGGTCCTTGTAGAGCGCTTGCAGCTCTTCCAGTTCGTCGTTGTTGGGAGTTGCCACTTCCAGCTCTTTCGCGGGCTTTGACTCCATAACGTTCTTGACCTCACCAAACCGCTGCCAGTGCGATGGCGGCTGGCTGTTCAGGTTCAACTTTGAACCCGGCATGATCATGCGACCATCAATCTTCAGGCCCAATCCGGTTACGTGAAATTCGCGCTTCATGTCTTAAAACTCCAGCAGTTGTGCAACGATGTCAGTACCGCCAGTGACGGCAATAGTGCCTTGCAGGTACTTTGAGATAGTGTCGAGCTGAATGGCCTTGATCTCACCGTCAGCAATCGGGCCAATGTCGTAGCCGCCTGATACGTCCACGTTGCCAACGCCTCTAACAGGTACGGTAGTGCCGCCGTCGCCATCAATGTTGACGGTAAGCGGGCCGCCTGTGCCGTTGTTCAGCACCAACACCTGGCGCTTGGATGAGTTGTAGGTGAACGTGTCAGATGCAGTGAGAGTGGTTTCGGTCACGTCTTTCGCGCCCAAACCGGTCATGTCGGTTGCTGTGATGGTTGCCATTGGAGTGCCCTTGTGGTGAATATAGGTCAATTATACAGCAAAAGGCCCTGAGTTGTAGTCAGGGCCGGTGAAATGAGTTATGTGGCGTCGGAGAGCCATTCTAGGGGTTCGGTGTAAATCATGCGATTACACTTCTTTGCATTCAGTGACCTAGGAATAACTTGCAGGTTCCATCCTGTGTGCAGTCCGAAAGCTTTCCTTGCCATTAATGGAATACAGTGATCTATCTGCCAGTCAAAGCCATGAAGCCTTGCCCTTTCGTCAACCAAAGAGACGCATTCAGAATGGACAAATTCATCAAATTCAGAGTAGTAATTTGGCACTCTCTTTTTCTTTTCCGCCTGCCTTAAATCATTGTAGGCTCGAGCTTTGTGTCTATTTTCCATGTAATGCTTGCGCCTTGTTTCATTTATCGCGTCTCTATTGTTTAAGCCCCACTCTCTCGCCTCTGCCCTTCTCTTCTCTGCATTCTTCCTGTAGCTTTTCTTTCTAATAGAGGATAGCTTGTGCTTGCTCTTTTCTCGGTATCTGCGCGCGTACATTAAATGCTTTTCTGGATCTTCGTGATATCTCTTTCTATTCGCTTCTCTCAGTTCCTCTCTGTGTCTTTCACGAAACTCCGCCTCGTACTTTTTGTACCTATCAGGGTCTTCTTTTCTGTATTGATTCAGTTTCAGCTTAAGGCACTCGCTGCACCCTCCCCCAGCGTATCGAAAAGCAATATGCCCGCGCTTACACGGAATGCCTGTAAAGTATTTGTTTTTTCCGAGGGCTTTTGCTTCTGAATTACTTTTTGGCAACTGATTGTTATCCATCAGCTTCTCCATTTCGTCAAGACCGACTAATATGGTATCACAAAAAATCCCCGGTGTTGCCCGGGGACTTTCGTCAGTGCCTATATTTTACGGAATTTCCCGCGCATATAGGACTCCAGATTTTCCTGTATAGTCGGATTTTATTTCGAGTCCGACATTTGACCAGGTCAGGAAGTTGTAGTTGTCGAACGGATTAAATCGCTGAAGCGGAACCGTAGTAACAGCCATGCCCACCAGCGGGCGGATGAACATGCTATCCAGAACCACGCCAACCACTTCGTTGCCAGACAGGCTACGGTCCATCTTGATGTCAGCAACACCAGCCAGCTCGCGCAGGGTTTGCAGCACGGTCTTGCCGCTGTCACCCGCGTCGGTGCCGTAGTATTGCTCAAAGTTGGACTCAATCTCTGCCGAGATGTACCAAGTGATGTCATTGGCGACGTTGTTGGTAATCCGCAGGCTATCCCGCATGCTGATCCAAGCCTTCCGGATGGCAGCGGTATCAGTGCTGGTGGCGAAGTTGATGTTCAGGCCGTCCGCGTCCAGATCGACGTCCACAGTCTTCGTGGATGTCTTGATACCGTAGGCACTGGTGCCCTTGAACGATACGTCAACACCGTTGTAGATGTGGTCGGCGATCTTGTCCTGCATGGCGCGTACTGCGTTCGCCTGGTCATCAATCAGACCGTCGAAGCCTTCAGACCGCTGACCTTCCATCTCCATCCACTGACGGCCAAAGCTGGTCTGATGGATGACTTTGATGGAGCTGTCATAGTCGTAATCGGCCTTATCCAGCTCTGCCGGGGTCTGCCCACTCAGGGAGCTGGTCACGATGCCGGAGTCAGACGCACGGCGGTAGATGTGCTCTACTTTCCCTACAGGAAGCGACTTGGCCAGAGGCATCAGGTCGTTCATGAGAGTCAGGTTGTTGGCGCGCATCAGTTGCTTGGTCTGGTTCTCGAACTCCCGATATACGTCCTGGGGGATGATCGCGGCAGCGTTACCAGTGAAGCCAGACTGGCCACGGTTGGTTTCTACCAGATGGGCGTTAGCCTTCCAAAAAGCGTTTCGCATCTGGGTAACGTGGTTATACTGGGCCTTGTGGTTCACACCACCCATGCCCTTTTCGAAATCTTTGCTAAAGTAAAGCATTATCAGTTACTCCTTATGCGGTAGCCGGGTAGCCAGCGGTTGCGACACGAGCGCGAACGCGGGCAGTTGAGCCAGAAGGCGAAGCGGCCTCTTCAGCGTAGAACAGGACAACTTCAGGAGTTGCGCCGGTCACGGTGGCTACCTTGCAGGTGCCATCGCCGTTTGAGGTCAGCGGAGAATCAGCAGCAACGGTCTCACCATCGGCCACAACAATGTTGTAGGTTTCGCCAGGCTGCGGCCAGAAAGCGCCGGAGTCTTGGCCAACGGTCAGAGCATCGGTGACGCTCTTCTGCTCGATGATGTTCATGTCGGCAATGCGATATGCGCCACCTTCACCCTCGCCGTCGTGGTTGACCCACTCGCCAGAGGACTCAAGTACCAAGTGGCCCGGCAGAATGGTCTCGCCAGAAGCTACAGGGCGCTCCTGATAGATCGGCTTTACTTTGTCAGCCGGACCAGAGAAAACAACGTTTGCAGTAGTCATGTTCTACTCCTTATTCCGGCAGGTCGTCAGACAGTTCGTCGGACTTGTTGGTTTGGTGATAAGCCGGAAAGATACCGTGTACGCCAGCAGGCTTGGCTTTCGCGGCCAGCTTTTGCAGGGCGTTCACATCAAGGCCCTTGGCGGTTTCTTCGTCCAGCAGATCAGCATTCACCACCTGCTCAACAAGTCCGGCTTTCTCGACTTCGTCACGCTTGGCGGCGTTGGCTTTCATCTCTTCGACTTGATCGTTCACCGGCTTAACGGCGGCGTCCAGATCCTCTTTGGTAAGCTGGTTAGACGCAAGCTGCTTAACCTGCTCCGCCAGCTCATTGAATTGCTCTTCAGTGATAGGCATCTCGCTATCCTCATCGTGGTTTACAGACATTGCGTCTTCAGGTTTACCGCTCACCAGACCGCGAACGGCCTCGATGATACGATCTTTCATGGCATCGAAGCGGGACACGCTGTCTGACCGCTCAATGGCCTTCATGAGATGATAGGCGGCATAGTCTACGCCTTCCTGTGCTTCTTCGGTCATCTCACTCATATTCAGTGTGTAGTGCTGAACTTCGATCTCATCACCAGCCGAGTTAACCATCATGCCCACGCCCTGTTCTGGCGTAGCGGCTCCTGGCTCATTCAACAGGATTGCATCATGGTCAAAGTCCATATTACGGGCGATCCAGTCGTAGTCCTCCTGATTATCAACCATCTCAGGCTCAAGTAGCAGTCCGGTGGATGTGTGGATAGGCTCGCCTTTGTTGATGGCTTCCAGCAAGGCGCGGCCTTTCTCGGATTCCTTGGCGCGGGCAACGTCGATTACCTTATCCAGCATGACGCGGTTGCCTTCAATGCGGACGTTCTCATTCCAAGCGCCAATCCAGTATTCGTTGATTGCTTCCGGCTCCATGGCAGAGACGTATTTACCGTTTACCATTGGATGGCCAGCAGGGGCAGGCTTTCGATTTAGGGAGGCGTAAGACTTTTGGATTTCATCGGCAGGGTATAGGCCGCGATTCATGACCACTCCGAACGGGAGTGTGGCGGAAGGCACAATGATTACGTCACGCTCATTGCGCTTCTCTGTACGGATCTTGTCCGCATTGACCTTGGTCGTTACGTTCACCCGCAGCATATTGGATTCCCGCTTGAAGTATTCGATCTGGGCAAGGCGTTTATCGGCCTCCGCTTTTGTAGGCTTGCATTCCAGTTTCTTGCCGTCTTTTGAGTAAATGCAGTATTCCGCGCCTTCCTTGCGGACGACGTTGGTCTTAAGTTGTGCGTTGCGGTTTACCTGCATATAGCCATGACCTACAGTTTTCTGTATTGTATAGCATTAGCGGTTATATGTACAACAAGGCGTAAAAAAGCCCTCTCGGTGGAGGGCTTGGTGGTTACTGGTTACGATCGCTCTTTTCATTCAGCGTAGCAGCGCTCACAACAATTGCACTTTTCATAATACAAGTCATCTGGGCCGCAAACGTTTTTTGCCTGCTTTTGAGGACAATAATCTAGCTCTGCCCCTTCCTGCTCTCCACAGGATTCGCATATACTCATATTAGCCCCTCCGTCGGCTGGGGTGGTTAGCAGAACCTCACGTATCCAGACTGAGAGCCATCAAGAAACAGCCGCTTCATGTCAAAATACTTTTCTTTGAACCACTCATTATCATGGTTATCCGCCGCATCAGAAAATGACTCAAAATCGTCAGCTAATTTTTTGCAGCACTCGGGACCTATGTAACCCTCGCAATCGCTGAAATTTATTAGTTCGTAGAATGGACCTCCGTCAGAGTTTAGAGTAGCGACAAAATGCGGGTGGTGGAATGCATAAAGCCTACCCATGAAGTCGTTTTCTCCTGGTTTAGGCTCTTCTGTATTCTTTGGCGCGTATCCAGCTAATTGGGCCAGCATTTCTCTAAACACCCCATACCTACCATACCCGCAGCCAAAGTGCGCATCAGATAGCTCTCCTTCGTAGTATTCACCATCAACAAGGCTGCCCAGCCTGTCTGCGAAATGTCCGCCGAATACGCAATCCAAGTCATCAACCTCGCTAACTTTTGGATCTTCTATCCTTTTTGCGTTTTTAACTGCATAAACATCAAGTCCCATTACTATCTCCTTATTAATCAAAAACCCGAACTCAGCCTAACCAAGCTCGGGCGATCCGTCCAATAACAGTTTGATCTAAGAATCTATGCCGCCATAACCAAGGCGCTCTTTGGTCTGCAGAGCCTTCTGTTGCGCCCTGTCGTTAAGAAGGTTGCCGTTTTCGTCTACCAGCACGCCGACCTGGGAGCAGCGACACTGAATCGAGTTTGACGCCACGCTGTACCACTCGCGCACCTCATCCGTGGTAAATATATCGCCATGCCTTGCGATATGCCAACTACGTGAAGTGGGCAGCAACGCAGATAGGTGCATTAGCCGCGTCCGAATCCCTAGCCTTTCCTCGGCATCCTGGTTCTCATCCCAAACCGCTCTACGCTGCGCCCCCGTAATCTCTGTCCGCGCTATCCGCTCTGCCCTGGACTGCGCAACGTCGAACCGATCACGGATAGTTCTAGCAGTCTGTAGCGGGTTCTGGCCATCCTCTACAGCCTGAGACAGTACACGGTTTAGGTCTGCTCCGGTCTGATCCTCAAAGCCCTGCATCTGCTCAAAAACCCGCGCCCGCACGAACGCCACGCGGGTCTGGTAAGGACTGGATGCGAGAACGCTGGAAATGTTGCGCTGATAGTCTTGTGTGAGCCCTTGCAGGTTCGTCACTGCGTTGGCCGTGCCCACCTCATAGCCTTGCACTGACTCATCCGTTACAGCCGTGCCTAGCGTCTCGCGTAACTTGGCCTTGATTTGGCGGATGATGTCGGCAAGGCGCGAAACGTCAATCAGGTACTCGTAACGGCGTCGGTTTACCGTGTACTCGTTTACCGGCACCTCAGACCATAGCTGCAAGGTGAAGCGCTGCGTCTCTTTCAGTGCCTCGCGAATACGCTTCTCTGCCCGCTGAGTTCGGCGGGTTTCGGCTAGTGGACTCTTAGCGTTGCGCGGAAGGACTGGTTCAGCCACCACGCTTCCAACCTAGCAGCACGTACAGCGGACCAACTGTTATAGATGTCGCAACATATTGGCTGGCCGCATTCTCATTAGATTGAATAACCCTTACAGCGATAATGTAATGCTTCCTGTTTTCGCTATAATCGTCGGCAAACCATCCAGTCTTTGCAAAAGCGCCACCAACAATAAGTCTGCCAAAGGTTTTTACGAAGCTCTTTGTTTCCTTGTGCAGATCCTTCATTCCTCACCCTCCCCAAACGTAGCCACATCCCCGCCACTAAACTCAAACCCGCCCGTATCGGCAATCTGCTCAGCCGTAAACGGTACAGGCTCCCCGCTTCCCATCATGTTGCGGTTAGTCTCGGACATCTTCTTAGCGTTGTCCAGCTTCTCGGACAGGGTTTGCTCTGTCAGGTCCGGCCAATCAAGATACCAATCCTTTTTAGGCTTGATCACGCCAACCTGCATTAGATAGCGGATGCAGTCATTGATCTGCGGAATGACGAACGTTTCGCGTCGGCTCATGACGATAGAGTCGTATTCCTTCGCGTCTTCCGTACTGGCCCGCTCACCGGTTTGGTTGCCGATCAACACAGGAAGTGGATAGTTCTCGCTGGCTGCGGCTTCCTGGAGTGCGATATTGAAGAACTCTTTCGGATCAGGCAGCGTAATGGTCAGGTTCTGTGCGTCGATGCCCTGAAGGCTTAACCCCTTATCCAGTCCGCTGTTAAAGTCCGCAAGCACCTCATCCAGCTTATCCGCCATGCCTTCAACGTCAGTGCCGAGCATCTTAGCTAGATTAGGCAGGTCTGCTTCCTTGTCAATGTTCAGCTTCATGGGTGCGCGGGCCGTCTTCCAGAAGCCCTCACCGCCAGCGCCTACGATCTTCTCGCATGTAAGCAGAGCGTTAAAGCCGCCCTGCAAGCACGGAACACCGTAGATAGTCCCATCGTCCGCACCCTCCGCCCAGATTTGCACACGGGAGGGGTGCACGGTCATCACGCGCCCCGGATTCTGCCCGGAATGATCGCCGATAGCCGTTTCGTTAAACTGATACATGGACGGCTCGCCATAGGTCGGGCTTTGCGGGTTCGTGTCCCACTGTGACGGCTCAAGCTGGCTTTCGTAGCATGGGATAACTTTGACTAGGCCACGGATGCCGCCTGGCACGCGATCAACCGGCTCATCTGGCCGCTTGTTGTCCGCAAATATGTAGATCAACCCGGAATACTTGCCCACACGGTTGCGCATGTCCGTTCCTTTGAGCATCTTCCAGAAGCGGGTTCGGTCGAATAGCTCTTTGACTTCCTTTTCCCATGGCGTCGAGTCGTGCGGGTCTTCGCTTTCCAGCAGCGTCGGGTAGGTCTGCCATGCACGGTCAACCTTACGCTCTACCATCGCCTTGGCAATACCGTTGCGGCGATACATCGACCAATAGTCAGAGAACGGAATGAAATCAGGATAGCCGTAGTCAGCCCACGCTGTCGGTCGCTTGGCGTCTACGCTGTACGGCTGGATAGAAGATAGGAAATTGCGCATGAGCATATTGGCTACCAATGCGCGGGCTTGCTGGTTGTCACTCATGGCGGTTACTCGTAACAGTGTTTTCGGTAGTTTACCTTATCTGTGGCGCTTTTTCAGTAGCATTCCGACTTGCGGACCCCTCTTCTCAAGAGCGAATGCCATCATTACGGAGTCAGCCAGGTTAGGCGATTTTGTGCCCTCTGGTGCCTTGTTGATCTGAACCTTTCCGCGCGTCGATTTCTTGTATGTTGGCTGGCTTAGCTCTGCCTGCAATCGGCTTAAGTGCTGACACTCGCTACTTATGCTAATCAAGTCGTCAGGCGTCCAGTCTTTGCCCTGCGTGATCGCCTCATGGGTTCGCTTAAACCGCTCCCGAAGATGCCACCAGCACTGAGCCTTGTAGTTGTCGAAGAACTGGCCATTTGTGCGGCCCTTTATGTAATCCTTATCCTTATCGACAACTTCGCTACCGCCGTGGAACGCCTCTACTTCAACCTTGTTTTTGCGGTCCTCATTGATAGCCCTTGAATCACCGCGAACGCCAGCGCCGAGGCCGTCAGAGTCATATCTGATTGTGTAGCATTCCCACTCGTCGCAGTGGTCGAACGCCTTTTGTGTCGTACCGTATATGTCTTCTACGCTTGATCCGTGCCACTCTCTAACGTCGCTAACCATGACGCCATTTCGCAAGGTTTGCGCATTGCTGTCCTTGCCGAGGTCTGCCACGTCTAGGGCTGTCAACTTCTCGCCAGTAGGATCAAAGCCTAGCTTCTTGTGTGCATCAACTGCTGACTGCACCCACGCTGACGGAATCAATACGCCATCAATAGATGCGCTAAAATCTATGTCTATTTCTTGAGCGACAGTAACGGGGTCAAGAATTTCAAGCTGCTTAGCGTACCAGCCTTCATCTTTACGCGGATCTTCCCGCCAATGAAAGCGGAAGGTATCGAACTTCCCAGATAAGACGCGCTCGGCAAACGGGTTGGCCAGCCCGTTAGGGGTTGATATATCAATACGGCAGTTTGTAGTCTGGGATAATGATGCTTCCACTAGCTGAGGGCGCTCAAGAAACGCGGACTCATCCACAAAGTATATGGACGCACGATCACCACGGCCTATCCCGTCGCCAGCCTCACCAACCATAACGGAGCCGGTAGAGGGGAACTTTATGCGCATATGCGGATCTGTTACGCCTTGCTGAAAACCACCCCTGAACTCTGGCGGCAACAGCTTGCAGAACATGCGCCCTTTGTAGAATAGGCTTTTGGGTGCGCCAATCTTGTCTACGTATTCTTCTTTACGGCTACCGAACCCGATAACCAGATCATCGTGTGTAATGCAGAGGGTGCATCCTAGCGCAACGGACAGCCATGACAGCCCCATGTCACGACTCTTCACCGTTGGGCCTGGGTTCTGCTCTCTCCAATTGCGCAAGGCCCACTCAATCCACTCCACTTGTCGCGGGAACAGTATAAACGGGATCATTGGCGGGAGGTTGCGTTCTGCGTTGCGCGGGTCGAATGTGCAGCCCCAATCGGTTATGAACTGAGCAGGATTGTCACGATAGAAAGCAAGCAAGGCCGGAAGTCTTTCAGGTTTGGCCCTGATTCGTTCCAGCCTCTCAGCCCGTTCTGCAAACACGCGGGAGTAATCGGGGTTGCGGTAATCAAACCACTCAGGAGCCATCCATCATGTCCTGATACGCTCTAGCCGCATCTTGCGGGCTCATGTCTTGCGACGGTTTGACTGTGGTTGTTTGCTTTACTTCTGACTTCTCGGACAGACCAAGATCACGAGCAATGATGTTGGCATTTAGCAGGTCAGCGGCAGCCCCGGCAAACTTCTGGGAATAGATGACTTCTTCCGCCTTGCGTACGACATCAGAAAAATCATCTTGTTTCCGCCATTGCCCCCATGTCTCTCGGGTAATATCAAGGAACAGGCAAAGGCCGCTTAGCGTCATAGCCCGCATCTTAGGCATTGTGCCTTCTGTAACTTCGCCTTGATAGCTAAACAGCTTTGATTCCCAGAGAGGGTTATCTTCTACCCACTGGAAGTATTCACAACAGGCATCCCACAAGGCATCCGCAGACGCGAACAGCTTATCTCGCCCATGCTTTGTTCTGGCTTTCCAGAATTGATTGCCTTTTGGTGCTGCCATGGATACCTCTTAACCGTAATACTTGGCTACTTTAACCACAACATCAGGAGAAGTCGCACCACTCAGCACCACATCGAACGGCTGCTCAGCGGGGAAGCCGAAAGACTGCGGATACTCAGGCGCGGCAGTGAATGACCAATCGGTAGCGTTGTCCGGAAGATAATCATCGTTCTCATCTTTGAACTTGAACTGGATAGTTCCGCCGCCAAGATCAGCCGCGCTACCGTCGGATGCGACCATGCCAATAGCATAATTGCCGTTAAGCCCGCCCACTGACTCCGTGGCGTTTGCTGTAAATGTTGCGATTGTCTTCATATCCGCTTCCTCGTGGAGCTGTGCATAATTCGCTTGTGTGATTTTAGCATACGCCTTGGGTTAAATCCTTGTATGGCCACAATCACAAGCAGGCCCTGAACCTGAGTGAGCGGAGAGCCATCCCCATCTTCGGCGTCCATTGTGATGGCGTACGAATCGGCTGCCAGCTCAGGCAACTGGATAGACCATGCCCCGTTTACAGGTGTTGGCGTGTACTCAACAGCGTTAACCGTGACCACTACGTTCTGCGCATCCCCTGCCCAACCAGTGATAACCGGCGTTGTGTCGCCCGTCTGTCGGCTATTCACCCTGATGTTGTAATCCGGAGCCGCCAGCGTAGTCAGCGTAGTGCTAGCAATCGGCCCACGGCCATCATCGTTTACGGCGCTCGTTTCGATTAAGTGTGCAGTGGCAGCGGGAAGGCTGGTAAGACTAATCGGGCTGGTAACTGACTGCCACGATCCGCCATCTACGCGATACTCAAACCCTGTAGCGTCACCGCCCGAATGCGTGAACGGCAGGCTAATAGAGTTATAGGTGATTGTCTCGCTACCATAAACAGGCGCGTTAACTGGTGGTTGCAAAGCATCCGTCGTAAAGCTAAAGCTCTCAGCCGCACCATTGCCAATCGAATTAACCGCCCTAACCTGCCCACTGTAAGCCGTATGAGGATCAAGGGTGGTGATGCTAATGGTTGTCGTGAACGTCGTCCACGCGCCGCCGTTAAAGCTGTATTCGTAGCTATCCGCGTCATCCAGGCTGTAAGTCGGAGACAGGCTGGCAGAGCTCTTGTCCTTGGTGATGGTGCCGATTGTCCATGCGCCTTGAGGAACAACCGTCACAGGAACTTCTACGGTGTACGCCTCCCAATCACCATATACCTGATCGCCGTCATCGAACCAGCGGCCCTCAAAACTGCCCTCAGTGTCAGCAGTAATCAGGCCGGAGCTGTCTACGCTCAGATTCCCGAGGCTATTAACGTCGTCCCACTCAAAGATGTCCCCCGCAACAACGGGGTGTGTTGTTTGATACGCAACACTTGCCGGATCATCCGTAATCGGGTCAACCATCGTGACGCTTGGGTATACCGTCCCAGCATACGCGCCGAGGTACGATACTTGTACTGTGCGGCTCGATAGGCTGGAGACATTAACCGTTGTCATGCGTTGTCCTCAAGGTTCTGAGTGAACACAAAGCCATAGTTGTTCGAAGCGCTGTAGCCCTCGACTCTCACCGCGTCACCGACTGACCCACTTGAGGCGTTAATGGCTGAGATCACCCCGCTCGCGTCACTTGCGATAGACGAGCCTGAGTAGACCTCTGTTCCGCCTGAAACCAAATTGATGTTGATTGACCAGTCGGACGCCTGAACCGCTGTGCCGTCTTTCTGAACGGTGATTGCGCTAATTCCTGGCACCTGACTCGCTGCCGTGGTCGCCTCTACTAGTGTCGGGCTGGCTTGTACGTTGGGCGTGCCCTCGTCGTCTTCGGCCAGAATGTAGTAATCGTAAGGCGTGTTAGCGGAGCCGGTGCTAAAGACAAGTGTAGCACTATTGCTTGCGGCTCCTGATTTAGCTTCAGGAGCCGCCGAACCCGTCGAGTCTTGGCCGGCCTTAACCTGCGCAGCACTCGGGGCGCTTGCGCCGTTAGCGAGTCGTACGCCATAGATTGTACCTGCTTCGTTCAGTGTGGCTGCAATGCTATGCCCTGAATCCGTGGTGTTCGTTACGGCAGGCGCGCTGGTGAAGGTTGGTGCCGTGGTGTCGGCGGCTGGAGTTACCTCCTCAATATACCACGACTTAACATACACTGACCCGCCAGATATTTCTCTTCCCTGTAGATCAATACTGGTAACGCCAGAAACTTGAAACTCCCTTGGAGTCTGACTGGCATCATTTGTCTGTATAAATTGCTGCTCGGTGCCGCCATTAACTCGAAGAGAAATTGTACGCCCACTATTTGGGTTTGGAGCCAGCACAACAACCTTATACGTTTTCGCAGAGTCTAGGCCGCCAACTGTGCCGCCTGACTGCCAAGTTCCGCCAGAAACGCGCCAGCAATCATCGCTCAGCTCGTCGTCCCACGTTGCGACAGTCCATGATGGCGGTGAGTTGCCAAACAAATCGTTGAGCATGCTCATTGAAGATGGGGTCGTGAGCGTAAGTGAGCTGGCCTCATCGTTCGGGCCAACTACAGCGGCGTCAGTCAACCCCTCGTAGACTTGGTTAAAGGTCTTGGTCGGGCTGGAAAAGGTGTCTTCGTCAAAAGATGACGGCGGTAGGTTATAGTGAAAATAATAAATCATACCAAGCCCTCTGGTAATCCATTAAGAACCGCAACTCGGCGGATCTCGTAATATTCTTCACGTGCGTCCTGATCTGTCCACTGGCCGCCAGTCCATGAGTCATTGCCGCCAAGGGCAAACGCATTCCACTTCGGCATCGGGTCTGAGGTGGTTTTGACCCATCGAACCGTCTCGCTATCAACAATCAACTGATCGTCCAAATACTGCCGGAAAATTCCGTCTGACGCATTGGGCGCGGAATTCATCTTCACGTAGAAGGCTATCTTGGTAAACGTGCCAGCGGGGCCGAAAACCTGCTCGTGGGTGACGACTCCTTCGGTCGGCAAGAAACCACCGTTCAGCTTGTCAGGAATCTGAGGACTCCCACCTGCTGCAAGATTGCCCTGCATATCGTTAGTCCAGTTCATAGAAATATCGCCAAGGCTTCCTTGCGATATGTCCCTGCCAACGTCGCCAATGTCGGAATTACTCATGCTGTAGTTATCGCCATGAGGGCCGCCCCGGAAAAAAATCCCGTTTCGCAAGCCGTAGTTTCCTGAGACTGCCCAGTCCCAAAGGAACAGTGGCCCTTGCTCGCCACCGCTAAACGCTTGCCAAAAATTGCTAGTCTCACCTGTTGAGCTAAAGATGCGGAATACCTTGGAAGCCGCTGTCGCGCCATCGCCACTTGTCCAGCCGTCCATAAAAGCAATTTCAAACTCGACGTACATTTCATCCGAACCAACTGAAAACAACTTACCAATGTTGGCGTTAGACCCGAAAGTATTTGTCGGATGCCACTCACGCCAAACGCGCAACGCCTTACCTGAGCCGTTTAGGATGGAGGGGGCAATCTCTAGGTTCGGGTTCGCGCTGTAGCTGTCACCTGAATTGTAAAGAGCATCCCAGCCAGTCGGAAGTGAGTCGCCATCCCAGCTGAACAGCGTAGAATCACTAGGCTCTGGCGCTACCCAATCGGCTTGAGCGTCGAACGTGTCTTCAAAAAGCCAATCGCCGGACGGCTGTGCTGGCGCATCATAATCCGACTCAAACCCGCCGCCCTGCTTTGCTCTAAACGGTATCTTTCGCCCTGGATTTTGTTGGTTGATTGCTGGCATGGCTCCGGCCTGTCAAGAGGTTTTGGCCATTATCGCATAAAAAAAGCCGCTGTAATAGCGGCTGAATCTATCGTGGCTCTGTGGCCTTCTAACTTTCCGTGTCGCTGGTACTTGCGCCTCACAGCCGGCTAGTGTTGGGAGTGTGGTGGCCTGCTCGCTCGTGCAGACTTCCAGTTTTATTGATTCGGCTGAAACCGACGACAAGTGAGGGTGAAACACCCGCTATTCGCTACTCGCAGACTTGTCCGCTGCTCACCACACTGAATAGGGCTCTGGCATTCAGCTACAACCGGCATAACTACCCTTCGCGTAAAAACCAAAGCCCTAATCAGTGCCCGCTAGTATCGCCTAACGGGGCGCGTGTAACGTGACGCCTCTCGGCGTGATACAAGTTCGCAACTTGTCATTGCCCGTTAACTATAGCTCAACGTTCGCACTATTTTCAATCCTCCCAAAAATCCTGAACTTGATAGCTGTCAGGAACATCAAAATGATCAGAATAGTCATCATAAAAAATCACATTACACCCCTTGTGCTCCTGAAGAAAGGACAAAAGCATCGCCTCTCTAACCAGAACTTCCTTTCTCTTTAAGTAATTACCAAGCTCAATTGCGTCAGAAAGGTTATCAATGTCTCGAAAAAATTGAATTTTGTCTAAATTCCTCGCAACCTCGCAATCTTTGCAAGCAACACCAGATATTATCCCCATAATCAAAACCTCACAGTCCCAATAACCCCAACCATCTGATGGCTGAATATAAACTTCGGTGATACATGCGCATCATAGCCTATGTACGGGATAGGCGTCGGACAGTAACGCGGGCCGTTGCCATTGTCGCCAAAGCACTCTCGATAGCCGTGGCTTACAGCCGCAATCACGCCAGCGTGCAACCCCTTATAGCTCCACCGGAAGTCATAGCCGATCAAGTGCGTGTCGCGGTTGTAAGAGTTCTTGAAGCGTGCCACCACGACGTTCTTGTAGTTCACGCCAACAAGGTTATGCACCTCGTTATACTCACCCTCGACAAAGTGCTTGCTCCAGGCTCCTAGGTAGAGTTCGTCGGATTTGGCGTTAGCTGAGTAGACCGCCAACACAAGAACGATTACTGACAACACCAAGCACGGAAAGTCTTGCTTTGTTATTTTCATTGGTTGCGCTCCTTGAGTTCGTAGCGGGCAAGGATGGCATCGGCTGCAATTTTAAAGTCTTTTTTAGACCCATAAACGTGAGTTTCTAGCAAATCTGACAACTCCTCCCGCTCCCTCTCGGCCTGGGTTTTGAGGGGGCGGAACCCCGTTCCTTGCGTCCAATATGCGTGCTCACCAGCAATTTCATCGCCATCCTCGTCGATTTGACCGGCGCTGATTTCTGCCAAAAACTTGTGCGAGCTATAGCCGCGAACAGTTGCTCTAAACCACTCGCCATGCGGATTGATCTCACACTCACACCCAACAGGCGGCAACCCCTCACCATCCCATTCGGGATTGTCAGTGGGCTGGGAGGTGGGGCGCGGGATGACCGGCATGTTTGATGGTGAGCGTTTAATGCGATTATCGCCATCTGACTGGAGATGCTTCCAGCTGCCGTCAATTGGATTGAAATAATACCAATCATCGCCAATGCGCTTCCCCCATACGCAGATGCTATTTTCCACGTAATGCGTAGCCCCCTCCGGAGCTTTACTCCAATCAATATCTGTCGGCTTCATGGTTTGTGTCCTTTTGGTTGTGTGGCCGCCTCAGTGGGCGGCTCAGGAATCTCAAGATTAGTTGGCATCCAATGAGTGTCGCCATCTTCAGGATCAACCTCGTGCCATGGATATGGCCCCATGACTCCACCAGTTACGTCAGGATCAAAAATCCATACAAGTTTTTCGTCTCTTGTTGGAAGCCGATCTTTAACACTGATCCAATTTGTCATCGTCAGCACCAGTCATCACAAGGGCCGTCGCTATCATCATCTGACGGCCAAGTTAAAAGGCAAGCAACCGCAATCCAGAATAGCCACCAAAACATAACTAACCGCCCTTAAAGGGCGGCAGCTTCGAGGATTTCGCGGCGCTTCTTGCGGTCGCATGGGTAGAAGCCTTTGCGTACACGCTCAACAATGTCTTTTCGGATAACTTCATCGGTGAATGTGTCTTCGTTGATGGTGCGCGGGCCTTTGGCCATTGCTGCTTTGTACTTTTTGATTTCGTTCTCAAGTGCGTTCATGTCTGTTCTCCGCTGTTGTGTTGTCTCTCTATGGTTCCCATTATCGCAACACTGCCCGGAGTTGTGAAATATCGTTTTGTCATAAGCAGGCGGTGGTTATAACTAATACATGTATAGCTGTATTGGCGAAACCAAACTGTCAAAGCCGTGCAGCTTCCCGCACTCAGAGCAAGACACCTCAATTTGAAGAACAAAGTCAGGGCTAGACGGTGCTTCCATGCCAGGCGAAATTACAATGTAAGATCCATCCTTCATGATAACTGTTGCCATCTTAAATCCGCCACATTGACAGTAATCGCTTTGCACAATCATCACTCAACCTCCCTAACCGGAATAAAATAAACACACTCATACGCATAACTCGGAGCTGGCATCACACTCACAGGCTCCCAGCCGTCAGCCTCCAGGAAGCCAGCGTACCGCTCACACCGCTCACGCTGCCTGCATGGGACGCTGTTATTCATGCCAGTGCAGAGGCGGGCTGGTAGGTTGTGGCCGCGTGGGGCTGGTGGGTGCTGCGTCTTCATGGCTTCCCCGGCTTTACCAGATCAATAATATTCATCGGCCATAACAGCGACGTCCAGACCGCCTCGTTTAGCGTGATCTCTTTGTCATCATAAGCAAACGCGGCATCGATGCCGGTTGCAATTAGGCCGCCGAGCCAGATGTAGAATAGTGGTTCTGTCATCCTTAGCGCTCCAGTTTTGTGAGTAGTTCGGCAGCTTCATTGGTTACCATAACGCGCTTTCTTGCCTGGCTCATGTTGTACTCGCTCGCATTAAGCACACTTACACACTCCCGCAAAGCCTCCACCAGTTCGGCGTGGTGGTTTGGGCGGGTGTAGACAGGAAATGCCTCCCCGTAATACTTCGGATCGCGCCCTTTATCCCCGCTATCAAAAACTTCAAGCTTTTCTGTACCAAGATGAGGTATAAGCCACGCAACTTCTTTCTCGCTAGTATGCTTATCGCTCATTGTGATTCTCCTCTGGCTGCCGCACTGGAGACTTCAACCCCGCCATAACCTCATCAAACGATCCGGCGGGCTGGTGGTTGTCAAGTTTGCGAAGTTCAGATCCATCGATGCAACAGTTCATCCCTTCATCCAAGAGGTCTAGCCTGATCAAACCATAGAATTCCGATGAAAGTCCGATCACCCCAGCTTTTTGACCGATGTATTTTGAATGCCCAGCAGCAACAATCACAACCTCATCCCCAGCCCGCAAAGGCCGTCCGTTGATGTCGTGTCCCAAGATCTCACTCATCACCTGCCTCCTTGTTGATCTGGGCTAGTAGGGCTGCCATGTGCGCTATCGTTTGGTTATCAAAGAATATGGTGCTTAGATGCTCGCTGTTATCAATCTGCACTTCGTGATCTTCGTCAATGCGCCAGAAGACAACAAATTTGCCTGCGCCTGATGCAAACCACTCTGTAGGTAAATCCATCTCATCTCTCCCGTCTGTTAAGTCATTCCTGAATCAAAACGAAATCAACACAAAAAGAACACAACCCGAAATTATAAGCACCCATTTGTTGCCCTCTGCCAATGCATACAGGTAGCCTTTTCCTGCTAACTCTTCGTTAAAAAGAATGGCCAGAGCTGGCGCAACAAAAAAGCACAAGGCCAAAGCAAATAAAAAAACTAAGAACATGATTATCTCCCGTCTGTTAAACCACACCCAAAGGCTACGCTCATGGGGTGCGGTGGTCTAAGACTTTGTGGTTATGGTTGGTTGGGTTGTTATGAATCACTGTGGCGGGTCTTGCATATACTCAAGGAACTCTAGCGGGTCCATCTCTAACGCCATTCTGGCAACTTCCCTGCATTCATTCTCATCTAGCAAGAAAGTAGTATGCTCTACGCCATCAACTTCGAGTGTTTTATTTCCAGATATTTCAAATAGCGCCTTGTCGTATGCGTGCAACCGCTCTTTCAGCTTCTGGATAATGCAGTCGGGGCAATTGTCCGGATTTCTGTCAGACTCAAGAACGTGAACTATGCAAACTGTCATTTCACCACCTCATACCTATCAGACTCAACGAACCCACCGCCAAGCGTAAAGCCTTCAGGAGTTAACCGCTCAACCCTAACGCGCCACTCGCGCCCTGCTCGCATCGTAAACCTTGGAAGCGCGGTGTCCCGAAGGAATCGCACCGTTACCATATTGAGGCGGCTCATAATGCCGCCCTGTATTTGCTTTCGATCTCGTGAATTGCTCTGCGCACTTCATCACAAGGGAGATCGTTGCACATCATGAAGTCCAGTGATTTGTAAAGGGCGGTCAGGCATTCCTGGTCGTGTGGGCGCATGTTCATAATCTTTCTCCATCTCTGTTATGTCTCTCGATGCAGTAATCATCTCAAATCCCCGTCCTGCCGTGAAATACTGTTTTGTCATAAGCCTTGCCGTTCTTATGCCTAAAGGTGTCGGGTGTTCGGTTGCGTTACGCAACTAAATCAAGTCTTTGACGTTATAATCCAGCGCCCTCCAATCCATCGAAGGCCCCTCGCCTCTCTCCAGTCTCCGACACTCAGCATTAAATACCTTCCGTAGCGCCCTCAGATCGTCGTCACGCCATCTTGGCATCTCATGCGGCCCATTAAGCCAGTCAACCATTTCGTTGCCGTAGCGGTCTCTGAGACGCGCCTCGTATTCCTGGGCGATTGTCTCCGCTCCCTTGGCGTTGTTTTTGTCTGGTCTTCGGTTTGCTCTATTGCACCCGCTGCCTTGAAGGTGGCAATTCCGTGGATCAATCCTCAGCTCTGTGCACGCCCCTACTGAACGATAGTGGCCAGCATCCCAAAAACTCCCGCATTGATCACGCCCGCAGGATATGCACGGCCTGCCCTTATCGAGAAGTCTTATCATCTTCCGGAAGGCCGCCTGGGTGAGCTGATCCTCACTCTGTTTCTTTGGTGCTGGCGGATTCGGGTTCATGGCCTTGCGTATATCCTTCAGCCGCTTCTCTTCCGCCTTTTCCTTTCCGTGATCTGCCATGCAGTCTATGGAGCAATAGCCTCGCTTTTGGGTGTAGTCGGTACACTTGCTGGCTGGAGGTAGCTCTTTTCGGCACTGGGAGTATTTGCAGCGTCTCACTGCTTAGATCTCCTGAGAAGTTGAAACTTCGATCCGCAATTTTTGCACTTAGCTCTCATAGACCCCGATCTCGTCTGGCTAAGCTCTCCACCGCATTTTTTGCAAGATACCGCCTTTACCCTTTCTGCCATTTTTTCATTTACAGCGAAAATGTCTCGTTTTTTTGGTTTCGTGTACCCCAGCGCGACACAAATTTTTCTATATTCCTCAGAAATCCACTCTCCGTCAGGCTCATGGTGCAGGCCGTCACCCATCATGTCGCCAAGTTTCACTAATTGGCTATGCAGAAACTCTCTACCTAAAGACATCACTTAACCTCCATGCCCCAAAACCAATTAAAGTGCGCTTTTGCCTCATCAGGAGGAAAACGATAATCCTTGCAGTGCTTGGGGCAATTCCATACAAGCCCCTCATCGTCTTCTACAACTCCCGCGCCATCGCAGTCTTCGCAGACGTAATCTCCCATGTTTCTAATCGCCTCGTAGAAAACGTGATCAAACCTCGGCTTTGTGTTCACTTTGATGATTTTCATTTCACCTCCATCCCTTCCCATTGTGGGTCAGTCAATTTAAATCCCTTGCCTGTCCAGTAGACGTAAATATCGTCTAGGAATTGCTTATGCTCTTTTACTTTCATCAGCCTCGTTACCGGAAAGTCAATCGGCGCTTTCATGATCTCCAGCTTCTGCTCATAGGCTAACGGCTTCACCACCTTGTCATACTGCTGCTTAAAATCGTCGTTGTTTCTGAGTATCGGAATACCAAAGTGAAGTTTGTTGTACGCCCGGTATTCTTCAAAGGTCTGATCGCCCTGCTGTGATAGCTCCATATTCCACATCTGCTGTAGGTTGTTCTGCTCTAGGCTTCGCGGTGCGCCTTTGGTCAGGCTCATGGTAGACGGCAGCTCCGCATTCTCAAGGCGGCGCATGGCCATCTTGCGGTCTTGCTCTGTGCGGATTGCTATTGAGGCCATCAAAAATCCCTCGCATTACGCTTTCCGCCGCTTTCCTGCTCCTCAATCACTGACTCTACGTCCGGCCTGTATTCCAAGTTATCAAACCTCTGGTAGCGTCCCCGCCAAGCCAGGCAATCTGTACCAACTTCAATGGCCCGTCCCTTGCCGGTGATAATTTCTGCCGTGCCTTTCAGCGGTGAGTCGTCATAGTAATAATCATCCCGATACACAAACGCGATAATATTCGCGTCCTGCTCAAGTGCGCCAGATTCACGAAGGTCTGACGGAATAGGCCGCTTGTTTTTCCGCTCCTCGCATTTCCTGTTAAGCTGAGCCACGGCCATAATCGGAATTCCGAGTTCTTTTGCTAGGCCCTTTAACCCACGCGAGAGATTGGCAACTTCGTTCTCTCGGTTGTCGCCTTTACTCGTCATGAGCTGCAAATAGTCAATCATAATTAGGCTAAGCCCATGCTCTCGCTTAATCTCATAAGCTCTTGCCCGCATCTCTGCAATTGTTAGGCTGTGCCGATCGTCAATAAATAATTTCTTCCCCTTTAGGCAGTGAACCGCAGAGGATAGCTTAGGCCAGTCATCCTCTTGCATTTTCCCCGACATGATTCGCCCAAAGTCAATGCGTCCCGCCGATGCCAAGGTTTTATCGCCAAGCTCTTTGGCCTCCATCTCAAGACTAAACACCAGAACGCTTTCGCCTTGCCTTGCATTGTGCTCACAGATGTTCATTGCAAACGTTGTTTTACCCTGTCCCGGTCTGCCTGGAATCAAAATTAAATTGCCCGGCTTCATGCCCATCCAGCGGTCATCAACGTCTTTAAACCCTGTAGACAATCCGTCAAATTGATCCTCGCCAAGCTCAAACCGTCGCTCAATATCCTTGAGGCTTTCGACCATCACCTCATCAATAACCTTCAGGGTATCTTCTTTCTGGTCGCTGCGGATCTTCATCACAGCATCGCAGACAATCTCATAGGCCGTCTCTGGATCTTCCGTCGAGGCCCAGTGCTGAACCTGTATTGCGAAATCCTTTAGCTTTCGACTAATCGCCAGCCGCTTTAGCTCTTTGCAATAATCGCCAACATTCTGTGGCTTAGGGCTTGACGCAATGTCGTTTGCCAGATCCGTAAAGCCTTCATAACCCTTCCGCTCAGCTTCGTCCATGACGGACACAAAGTCAGGGTTTAGGCCCCGCTCGAACAGCTCAGAGGCGATAACGAAGAAATCACGATAAGCTACCCCAAAGTCTGAAGCATCCAGCTTGCTGAACACTTCAGCCGCAGCGCCCTCCGTTAAGACTGCGTGTAATATGGCAACCTCGTAGTGTGGTGCTTTCATGTCAATCCCTTAGATATTTGTTCTCGATAACCTTAATGAAGTTGGTTTTCTTCACCAGGAAATCAAAGTCAGCCGCCCACTCTGTCACATCGCCGGTAAGGAATGGCTGGTTAGCGGCCCGCTTAAAGTATCGCGCCCAAAAGTCCAGGCTGTTGCACTTCATGCTAATTACGTCGTTGGCTGTTGGTATGTTCACAGACTCAGACCACCGCGATTTCATAGCCCGCTTTCGGGTGTCGTTTATGTTGACCACCTTTGGCAGCATCGGCAAATGCTCATGGTAGAGATCGACGATTTCCTGAAATGGCACGCCCTCCCCCTTGGGGGATATAGGGGGTTTATTCTCTTCTCTTCTCTTCTCTTCTCTAGGTAACGGAGAAGTAACGCTGACACCGTTACTATTATCGTTACTTTTTCCCCTGTGCTTTTGCTGTCTTTTTGCTGTAAGTGACCGTTCCTTGGCGGTTTTCCCGTTATGGCGGTCAAAGTTTTGCAATTGAACCTGTGTGCCCTCTTCAACCATCCAACTGCAAGAAATCATCGCATCACAAAAACCAGTAACGCCAACTCGCCTATCTAGTAACATTTTAGTAACGCTCGGAGCGTTACCTTTTTCGCTCTGCTCATCGAACCAAGCCCAAACCCTAAGCAGTTTGCCGACAACCGCATCAGGATCAATGCCTAGCTGTTCAGCCATAGCCCAAACTTCCGGCTTGTCAGAAGTCGATTTCTCAAACTTCAGCCAGTCGCCAGCCATTACTTCTCTCCAAGCGCTACAAATTCAGATACCGACATGCCGAAAATGTCAGCAATCGCCTCTATTGTCTTGCCGCCTGGAACCGTTGTTCCGTTGGCCATGCGATTTACATAAGCCCTAGACACGCCCATCTGATCCGCCAGCCACGTTTGCCGCTGATTGATTTCTGCCAATGCAAGCCGAATTGATTTACCAATATCCATTAACTTAATCCTCTATCGTTGTTGACACTATATTGGCAAGTGTATACTATTGGGGTTACTTAATGCAACAAAGGAAAGGAGAAACATTATGAGCGATTGCAAGTGGACTGATGGACCTTGGCGCGTTGGCGTATATGGTCCAAATGGGTGCTATACAGTTGGCACGTTTCGCGGAATGATGACGGCCATGATTGCGCACTCTGTGAACTACGAAGATCAGCGGGAAGAGGCTACCGGAAACGCCCACCTAATAGCCTCAGCACCAGATCTTTACGAAGCTTTGGTGGCGCTGCGCCATGAAATGATTGAGTCAGGAAACTATTATGCTTATGACTTTGATTGGCCCTTGGTGAAGCACAAAGTTGAGACCGCTTTAGCTAAAGCAAGGGGTGAATCATATGAATAAACACACGCCGACGCCATGGGAAGTGGTTGACCACAAATGGCCAGGTTGCGGTACAAGGTTTCATGTGTTTGGAGCTACTACGTCAGAGCCGTACACAGTTGCAGATATGATCGACGGAGGACCAGAGGGAATGGATGAGGCAAACGCTCATTTTATTGTAAAAGCCTGCAATCACTACGCAGAGCTTGAAGAGGCCCTAGCTGACGCCATAGAGGCACTTGAGGTTGCTGGCGAATGGCTTGCCGCCAAGACATCACAGGAAATATTAGACCGTGTTCGCAATGACACCCCGTGAACGAGAACTCATACTCCTAGCCCTAAAGGAGCTATACCACGCCAGCTATTCGGTAGAGCGTAGGGAGGAGTGTGAGGAACTGATGAGGAGGATTGATCATGGAAAGCTGGACTGAAACAGAAAATAATTTGCCGCCTGAAGGCTTGGTTGTAAAGACAAAGATTCATGACGGCCAAGGACGCAGAAACGAGCAAAGACTTTGCAGAAGTGGGAGCTTGTGGTGGTTTGAAGATGGCAGTATGTACGTCTACTACATTCCGACACACTGGACTTATGCTCAATAGTGAATGACGTAACCCGCTACTACACAGAGTTAGCAAGACTAAACAAACAGGAGAAAGAGATGAGCGAATTGACAGAAAAGCAACTGGAAGCGCTGAAGAAGTTGCGCGAACCATTCCCGTCAAATCAGATTAGCTGGCTTCCTAAGCCCACGCGGGCACAGACTGAGGAAGTAAAGCGGGACTTCAAGAAAGGCGTTCGTTGTGACAAGTGCGGAGCCTGGCACCACCCGCAAGTTGTTCACCTTGAGTACGTTGGACACGCGGCCCTGACTGATCGGTTTCTTGACGTTGACCCAATGTGGAGTTGGGAGCCGTTTGCAACTGACGAGTCAGGATTGCCAGCGATTGACCGCGATGGCGGGTTGTGGATTAAGCTCACTGTTTGCGGTATGACCCGTATCGGCTACGGTGACGCGCCCGGCAAGATGGGCGGTGATGCCATGAAAGAGCGCATTGGTGACGCCTTGCGTAACGCTGGCATCCGTTTTGGTGCAGCCCTTGACCTGTGGCACAAAGGCGACCTTCATGCGCATGAGAACGGCAATGCAGCGCCGGAGCCGGAAGCCAAAGAGCCGGAAGCGCCAAAGGAAGAAATCTCAGATGATCGGCTTGCTAAAGCTATTGAGCGGATTAACGCCGGAGAGTTTACGCTTGCCAAGCTGCACGCAAAATTCCAGCTTACCGATGAGCAGATGAAGACTCTGGAGGAGGGCGTAAAATGATCAGGTGTAGCTCTATCAGTAAGATCATGACCAAGCCCCGCGCCAAAAGCGAGGATTGGTCAGAGACGGCAAAAGCGGCCATGCTGGAGATTGCAAGGGAGCGCCTTTTTAACGTGCGCAAAAGCCTTGATGATGTAAAGTGCATTGAAAAAGGCCGCATGTGCGAAGATGAAGGCGTCCAGCTTTACAACGATGTATTCATGTATGACCTGAAGAAAATCGAGGCCAGCGAGCGCCGACACAACGGGATAATTACCGGAGAGCCTGACCTGATCGCCACTGGATCTCAGAAGGGCGTAGATATCAAGGTTGCTTGGTCGCTACTAACCTTTCCACTTACGGAAAGCCAAGCCGGAAAGAAGGACTACGAATGGCAGGCACGCGGCTACATGTGCCTGTTTGATTTACCTGAATGGGAGATTGCCTATTGTGCGATAAACACCCCTGAAGAACTACTTAAGCCTTGGGATGATATGGCGCATCATTACATCGATGAGTCCATACCGATGCACCACCGCATTACTGTGGCCAGCTTTAAGCGTGATCTTGAGATAGAGCGCGAAATGCTGGAGAAGTGCGACAAGGCAAACAAGTGGATTGATGAGGCCGTAAAGGCTTTTGCGGAAGAGCACGATAACTATTTAGTGTGAGGAAATAACATGGCTACTTATGGCGTAAATCTGAAAATCGACGTAAGCAAAATCGACAAAAGCAAGCTGTTTAAAGGCGAGAAGGGAAACTATCTTGATCTGACCGCGTTTATCAACGTGGACAAGCAAGGCCAGTACGGTGACAACGGAATGGTTACGCAGAACTGGAAGGATCAGCAGAAAGGCGAAGGCCCGATTCTAGGCAATGCTAAGGTGTTCTGGCGGGATGATGGGGGGCAGGCGCAACCTGCACAGCAGCAACAACAGAGCCAGCCAGAACCTGATGACGATATGTCGGACTCAATTCCGTTCTAATTCAGAAATTTACATTTATGTCAGCGGCTTCTAAAGAGGCCGCTTTTAATTCCAAAACAATATTTCCCCTCCCACCGCCTAGCGTTTAGGCTTTGGTGTGTGGATAACGAGAGGAGAGGATGAGATGGATGACCTTGAGTATTGGGAAGAGATGGTTGGCGAAAGTTTTTGTGAAAACGATGTTGAATATGATTCAGATAAGGTAAAGCTTGTGGCAAAGGACATGAGCGCTGCGCACGAGCATTATGGGCAGGCATTTTACCAGCCGCCAGTTAGTGAGCATCCTGTATTTGCTGAACTGGAGTCACTAAAAAACGAACTTGAGAAAGAGAAGTCAAAGGCAACATGCAGGGTGTGCTCTGGAACAGGTCAAACTAGAGACGCCGTTGGAAGCTCTCATGTCGCTATTAGTGATTGCTGGAAGTGCGGCGGTCAAGGTAGGCACGTATGACAACTAAACACCACCGCCAAACCGCCGCAGAGCTAGGCATCTGGGACAGCAAAGCAGAGGCTAGGTTTCTAGAGATTATGCAGCAGCACGACACGGATATTGAACTGGAACGCGCTCGGGTTAGTGAGCGTGAGTGGGCTTTGGAGCATCAACTGATGATGGAGAGGATGAAATGAAAATTGATTGGACGGAAGCCCCAAAAGGCACCACGCACAAGCATAAAACACAAAACGACAAGGGCGGGATATGGGAGCGGTGGGTTAACAACGAAGTCTATCATTGGATTGGTGGCGATTGGAGGTTTTACAAGCCCCAAAACTATTGTGCTGACTGGGAGCGCGTAAAGCGTCCGCAGTGCATTGACGACGCCACCCCCGCCGAATGGGACGCCGCCAGCCGTGCAGCGCGTGACCTAAAATGGCTTGCAGAGAACGTGAAAGAGTGGGCAGAGGGGGCGACAGGTATTCGCAGAGACAGGCAAGAAGGCTGGTATGCATTTGTGTACGGCGACTGCAATTCTGATGATCGTGAGTGGTTCACTAAGGCCGAATGGCTTAACGCTATAGGCGATTCAGAATACCTCAAAATCGCGCAGGAGCGCATGAACGATGAATCCGTGCCGGTAACGGTTAAGCAACTCCGCTACCTCGACAACGATGGCCGCGACTGGATAGATGAATGTGCAGCGACCATGACGGTTGACGAGTTTCGAGGAGCTATGAAGTTTACGATTGGCAAGTATGTTCGCCGTGCTGGCAAGAAAGACGCCATTGAGTCAGAGATCCGCAAGATTGAGGATTACGCTAGGCGGTGGGCTGAGTATGAGCGGGATATTGAGTTGGAGGAAAGGAAATGAAAAACACAAAGACAGCAGAAAAAATTAAGAACCACATCAAACAGTACATTCAATACTATCAGGAGTGCAAAGCCTGCAACCCGCCCGAGTTGGTTTTGAGTGACTATCAAATTCGGCACCTTGATCCGCGTCCAAATGAAATGATCTTTGGGTTCACATGGAGGCGTTACCCGTGAAAGTTTTTGTAAACGCAAGAGACCTTGCAGCCGTTATGAAGTCAGCTTGTAAAATTGCCAAGCCAAAAGCCATGAATCCGGTTATGTCTCATGTTGCTGTTAGCTTTGATGATGGCCTATTAACCATCACGGCTAATGACGGAAAGCGCACATACTCTGAATGGCTCAAGGCCGATGGAGATGCTGGTCGTTGCACCATCGAGGCTGACAAGCTGATGCGAGCCTGCATGGCCATTGGTGACAATGAAGCTACATTGCAGCCAGAAAGCATCAGTGGCGGGAAAAGCAAGTTGCAACTATCGAGCGGGCATTATTCGGAATTTCCGCAGCCAGACTATGAGTCTGGAACTGATGTTGCGGTGACTGCTGAGCGCTTATGCGAAGTAGCTAAAGAGTTGACATACGCAACTCCAGGCAATCACTGGCGCACGATGATCAACGGCCTTCACCTTGGCGGTGATTGCGCGGCTGCTACAGATTCGTTTGTGCTGGCTTGGCGGAAAATCGACTATGACGGCAAGGAGATCACAATTCCTGCGGAGAGCGTTCGCCATATGAGCGGACTTTCTGGCAAAGTATCTGTTTCTGAATCCATGTTGATTATTGAGGGCAGCAGCAGCCGATTTACTACAACGCTGCTAGGCGAGAAGTACCCGGACTGGCCGAAAATGATACCTAAATCATTTGATGCAGAGGTAGCCGTAAATGCCGACGAGTTTATTGAGGCAATGAAAACGGTTCAGATCGGCGGCGAAAAAGCCAAGTTTGATTTCGGTGACGGCCAGGTGTTGATATCAAACTCAGGAGCAAGCGTTACTTGTGATTGCGCCAGTGATGCGGAGTTTTCTAACGGATTCCATCTTCAGTACATGATTGACTCGGTGATAGCCGCTGGCAGAAATGATGTAACTCTAAAGTTAAATTCTGCTGGGCCGTCCATGATCGATGACCAGCAATTGATAATGCCGGTAAAATTTTAAGGAGTAAGCATGGCAGACGAAATCGACAAGGCAAACGAACTGGCAGAGATGCACCTGAAGGCCGCACTCAAGAACGCACAGAACGTCACAGGCAATGAGAGCCTTACTGGATGGTGTAAGAATAACTGTGGAATGCCAACGCACGGAGCCTACTGCTCAAAAGAGTGTAGACGTGATCATGAGCTGCTAATGAGAAATGGGAGGGCGTGAGCGATGAATGAAATACACTTAGAGCTGACCATCGGGATTTTGTACTTAGCTGTTGCTATGTGCGTGCTAGCTCGTGGATACCACAGTACAAATTGGTATGTGTCAAGTCAGCGGGGCGAAGAGCTAAAAGATATATTTGCATGTTACACGGTTGCAATTGCTTGGCCGTTCTTTGGTGCGATCAAGTTGATCTTCTGGTCTTTTCGGTATTTGCATAAGTTGATGGTTGAGGCCACAAAATGACCTACACCCCACCCCCAATGAACCACAACAAAGTCAGCCCTGAGCATCGGTATGCGTGCATAGACAGGTCGAAGCCGGGGGAGCCTTGGTTGTCGCTGGACGAATCGAACTCATGCGGCCATTCTTATAGGCAAACAGACCCACATTGTCAGAATTGTAAGTGGAGGGACGATCCATGAGCCTAGATAAAGCGATCAAGCACGGCAAAGAAAAGCGCAAACGCTACCGAGGCAGCAAAGCGGTTGATCCAAGCTGCCGAAATCACGGCGGCTGTCCAGCTTGCGAAAGCGCCCGCCAATACAGAACCGAAAAGCGCAAGCCTGCACCGGATGGAGAATAGCCATGCACAACCCAGAACAGGAGGCATTAGAACGTCAAGAGCTGCACAATGACGCAAAGAAGGCACAGATCCGCGATGCCCTGAAGCAAGGGCCGGGATTCGCCAACGCCATCGCAAGCCGAATGGGTGAAAAGTCTGATGGCAAGTTTGTGCAGTTGCTTCATGAGATGGTGGACGATATGGAGATTTCGTTTAATTGGCTGCGAGGTTGCAAGCTATGACCCTACAAGACTACGCCAAACAACACGGCATCCAATGGAAAGCCGTTGAGCGCGATCTAACAGAGATCATCAAGTCACATGACCGAGAGGCAGAGCCGCTATACCGTAACCGCCTGTACGGCCTGAGAGCTGGCAGGCTGAAGGCCAGGGCGCATGAGTTGCGGGCGGTGTTGGAGTATACGGGGAATGAAGTGCAGGGGTTTAAAGATTGACCTGCTTATAACTATAAAGTCTTTCACAAATGCCCTTTCGAGGGCCTATATTGTCTATACACAAACACGAAAACGGAGACGAATTATGACCAGATACACAAAAGAGCAGCTCGCAGCTATGGCAGCGATTGCACTGGAAGATAAAGCAAAGGGCGGCATGAAGTATATGCAGCTTACGCTTCAGATTATGCTGCACACCGGGTTGCCGATTGAAGAAATCGACCGCCGCATTGAGCAACTGGCAGTGCAAGCTTAACTATGACCCCAACAGACTGCGCATTCATAGCCGCACTATTAACCGCCTTCATCGCCGTCATGGCCTGTGCATGGGAACCGAAGAGATGAAACCACTTAACTACAGCAGCGACCCATACAGCGACTTGAACGAAGCGCGCCGTGCACTGTGGTCAGCCAAGGATATGCTAGGCGCAGCTAACGCAAGTTCAGACCGTTATAGTAAGTCGTTTTGGATGGGGCGGATCAACACATACCGCGCAGACTTGCGCAAGATTTCTCACCGTGTACGGGCAGAATTGGCAGACAGGCAAGCGAGGGCAGGGAAATGAGAAAGTACAGAACCCAATTCGAAAGCGGCCTGACCACCATGATTCCTGCACACCATGAATCAGAGCTTAGAGAGCGGGCACAAGCCTTTTACCCACACGACAGGCTGACAGAGTACGTCGAAATCTTCCCGCCTGTATTCCGCAAGCCATCTGAGGAAATGCCGCCATTGGGCGTGCAAGTCTGGGTTCAATACGACAACGGCCATGAGGGTGTTAACTGGACTGAGGATTTAATCGGCGGTGAAGCCTTCCGTGAGGACGAGGGCAAAGTGGTTGGTTGGATGCATCTGTCAGAGGCAGGGACTCACAGTGCGTTCCAGTGAAGCCGGCTTCCTCCCACTCCTAGCCCTGGCCTTTTGGGTCGGCGCTACGGTTTGGGAGCAGGCAGAGTTTATGCCAGATCCTACCTACTGCCATACTGTAACGGGTTTTGAGTATCGGGGCAGGGATGAGAGTGGTAGGCCGGAGTTTGATTATCCAGAGAGGAGAGTATGTTATGAGCATGAGAGATGAGTTTGAATTGGTTGCATCGCGGCTAGGTTACAACCTAACGATGGCGGAGCATGAAACCGGAGAATACCACTATCCGGTAACTCAGGATGCATGGGATATCTGGCAAGAAGCAATTGAAGCCGCCCAAGCGCCCGCAAGTGGGGAGGTGGAGCCGGTGGCGTTTGCAGCGGTAAATGGTTCTAAAAGCGATGCAGTTGCCGGACTGTTCCAGACAGAAGAACTGGCCGAGCTTGGCGCTCAAAGAATTGGGGGTGATGTCAGGCCTTTGATATTCGGTGACACCCACCCGCCAGCCGCAAGGCAGGTGCCGGAGGGGTTTGTTCTGGCGGAGCGACACTTCACCCCGGAATACGTGATTGAAGCAGGCAAGGAGTGCTTGCGGGCACTTGAAAAGGCTGGCTGCAATGACACCCGAACCATTGTCCAAGCAGTTTTTCAGGACATGCTTTTAGCTATTGAACGGAAACTCACCACCACGCCCGAAACGGTTGGGGGTGGGATAGAGCCAGACCTGATGTGGGACGCAGAGAGCCCTGAAGAATCGTGCAGGGATAGCGCCTTTGAATTTGCTGATGATCGCGCATCGGATATGCCGGCTGACGAAACCATGATCGTTAATGTCATGTGCGCAAAGATGCTGCCAAGCCGCCAGATGAAGATTTGGATAGACGAGAACGAAGACCTTCAATGGGAATGGATCACCCCACCACAAGAGCAGTGAGCAATGAGTGACGTGCAGAAAAAGCGCCTGGAAAACGCAAATCAGTTTATCCGTGAGATCGGCACCCGTGGCCGTCGGTTTTTCTACGATCAGAAATCTGACCGATACGCCCGCCTCAAGCTCGATGGGCGGGGCCGGGTCTGGTTCATGGATGACTACACCGGTAAATGGATCTACACACACCTGAGAAATCGACGGTGGAGGGGGTTCAGCCATGGCGGCACGTTGCGTTCTTTGGTTGAGCGCCTGTGCGATCACATAAAGAAGGGTGCTGAGCTGAATCCCCGATATTTTGATCTCCGGCCGCATAGTTGCTCCGGCCACCCATGGGGATACCCGCACGAAGACTACCCGGAACTGAGAGCTGCTGCGATCAGACTGGGGATAATGCCCAAGCAGGAGCAGTGAGCAATGAGAACTCAACACAACTATCACCAGAAAGTATGCAGCCACACCCACCTGTACGGCGTGAGGAAGTATTACCGCCGCCATGTGTGCAGTCACACCCGAATGCCAGCAGCGGGCACGCGAGAGGCTTTCTACATCGTGAGCACCGGGGCGAGTAAGGAGCGGGTTCATGGGACTGAGGGAGGTGCGTGATGGGCCGAGATACAATTAGAAGCCTCGCCAGGAAGTCAGGCGCCCTAGATACAAGCGATTACGGCGTTAGTGTTTGGGCAGTCAACGAAATCACCACCCTCCGAGCCAAGCTGGAGAGGGCAGAGGCTCGGGTTTCAGATTTAGAAATGGCTCTCGACTGTCATTTACAAGAATTTGAACAATCTGAAGCCGCTATTCTCCGCAAGCAGGCAGAGGCGGTAGAGGTCATGTCTGCGGAGCTGGAAGACGAAGCTAAGTGGATAATTAACGAGCGCCACGGAAACTACCAGCGGTATTACGCTAAAGCTGGAAAAGCCTATGCCCAACGCCTCCGCACACAAGCGGAGCAGATGGAGAAGGGAGGCGAGTAATGAGACCAAACAGCGAAGCATGGAGCGAGGCAGAAAGCCAGGCTTTGATAGAGCTTGTTAGCGAAGGATGGGCAACTTGTGATATTGCAAAGCAACTAGAAAGAACGGAAGGAGCGGTCAGGCAAAAGGGTTATTATTTTGGGCTCAAGTTTCCTAAAAAGAAACGGCGCGCTCCAAAGCCTGGATCTTTATCGTGGGATAAGGTCGAGCAAGTCAGATCGCTTTACAAACTTGGCATGCCAATTAAAGACATTCGTGAGCAAGTTTGCCCGGAGGTCACGCATAATTGTGTGTATCTGATTGTGACGAATAGGCGGAGGGTTTAGCTATCCGTATTCTCGGGAATAAAGAGGCTGTGCATTTTCCCTCTGTGCAGCTCTTTTTCCCTTTCTTCCCTAGCCCGCTCCCGCTGGTTTCGTTTACACTGGAAGTAGAAGTTGACAGCAAAGGTAAGAATGCCAAGGAAAAGGGTTATCCCCATGACCCACTGATTAAACGTAACCGCTCCCCACGCAAAGCCTGCACTATTCGCAATGTAGGACGACTGAGGAGCCAATGACTCAGCCTTAATATGTAAACTTGGGAGGGTTTGTTCCATGAAACTTTTAAGCGACATATACCACTGGCTCGTTTGTCAATTGGTTGCTGCGTTTCTTCGCATTGTAGCAAAGATTCCTATTTGGGGCTAAACGAAAGTGTAGCCTAAGAATACGCCCCAACCATCTCACTAGGCTGGCGTTCGTAGTATTTGCCACCGGACTGGGCGATATTGGTCACGGGTATCACTTGCGAGTTTGAGCATCCTGACGGAACATGAATGTCGTGTAAGCTAAAGCCAAGCTGCCACTGCTCACCGTCGCAGAATGAAGCCTCTAGCTTGTGGCCGCAGCCATGCTGAACCCAGGTTCTAGTGCCATTCTGCAAAGTCTTTACTGGCCATGTCTGGATGTGGTGAATGTGCCCAGAGACTCCGGCCAACTCAAAATTTCGATACATCGGATAATGAGCCGCTACAAAGCAATCAAAATAAACCTTGTAGTTCTTCGCCACCTCTTTCTTGATGTCGTACTTGCCGCCCGCCGCAAGGTCTGCCTTGCTGATGTAGTTCAGCTCAAACTCATCAAGGCCAAGCATCTTGCGCGTATCCCAACCATGAAGATCAGCGAGAAGCGTTCTCATGGCCGGAGTTTCATCCATCAAATGCTTCACCAAGCGCAATTCATGATTGCCCTCTTGGAAATCTATCTGAGCATTAGGAGCCGCTTCTCTAATCTCTCTAAGCAGTTCGTGGCCAGCTTTAATCCGGCCAATAACATCCCAATGACGCGGATCAGTAGTGTATTTGCCAAACTCAGGCAAATCGAAAAGGTCTCCGTTAATGCAAATAATATCGGGCTGGCAGCGTTTGATCGTATCCATGAGCACGCGACGATAAAATGGATCACAATCAATATCGTGTAAATCGCTACACGCCAGAATAGTTTGAATGCGAGACGATGAAGGGCGGGCATAATCAGAACCCCAGTTGTGGCGCTCGTTGGCCTTTCTGTAATGGTCATTTGACCGATGCTTGGCTATGTGCCGTTCAAGCTGATGCTGTTGCCTGGAAAGCGCTACACCGGCCTGTCGGATGAACTCTGAGAACGTGCCGAATATGTGGCTCCATGCGGAGTCAGGGATTTGCGTTTCAGATCGGAAGAAATTTCGAGTGATATGGCGTGATGGGTTGGCTAACTTGAGGCTTCGGAGCGTTTCAATTAATTGTTCTTCTGTCCACGTTCGTGAGTGGTCGCCTATCATCTCATCTATCAGTCGCCTTTCTGCGGCTTCTGAGTGATCAAGCGGGCCGGTTGTTTCGTGCCCATTCTCGCACAGCCAGCGCTGTTTTTGGGTTCGTGAGCATCTGCCGTTTTTACTTGAAATCGGGGCTGTACATTTTGGACAGTACACAAGCCTACTCCTGCAACGGATTCAGGCTAAAGTGTAGCACATAGGTACGCTACAAACGAAAGAAAGGCAACGATTAACGCGGCCTCAGTCACTTGAATATAGCTGCCTCTCGGCTTTTTGTGCTGCATTGCATTTCTCCAGCAACTTAGATTGAGCTATCCCCCAGTCCTTATAATGCCCCAAAGTCTCGCCACCGCGTTTTGACCAACCACAATCAGCCATCATTCTCGGCTCTGGCTTGATCTTTACTATCTTTGTTTCGGTCTGGGTAGCGCAACCGCTCAGGGACAACCATAGCGCGGCAATCAAGATATTCCTGGCTAGCATCTTTTAACGCCTCCTTCATGTCAAGGTGCATAGATTCATAGCGCCGGTCAATGCTTTGCTCTGTTTTTGATAGCAGTGAGCCAATCTCCTGCCTCAAGGCGTTCTGCCCGTCAAGGTAGCTGACTTGATTCTCTAGGCTGGATATTTCGCGGGCCTGATCTTCGGCCTTCTGTTCCAGTCCGCCAAACTCTTTCAGCTCGTACCAAAACCAAACACCGCCACCAATAACCGCCAAGGTTGATATGATGGACAGCCAGCCGGAGCCTTTACTCGTCAGGAACTTTGTTAATGCGCCCATTCTCTCGCTCCTGCATCCACTTATACAAAGCCAGCACAAACACATGCAGGCCAATGAACGGAATGTGCGCCTCTGGATTGGTCAGCACGATGAAGCTGCACATTGCCATGTACCATAGTAGCATGGCCTCGTTTGCGTATTTCATCAGTACGTCCAAAGCACATGCGTGGGCTTGGTGGGGTCGTTGTCGGCGTGAATAAACTTATTACTCACACCAATACGCTTAAAGCCTGCCCGTTGCAGACCACGCACCACGCGCCACTTCTCAAAACCACTGCGAGCGATTATATCAACCGCCCGCCCCTTGGTGTGCGCCGAATCCTCTACGCCGCCAACATTCTCGTTATGCTTCTCGCAACGATATGCAGACGACAATCGGAAAGGAACATCAGCCAACTCTCTAGCATGGTCAAGCATGGACAAAAACTCGGAATCCATATCCGAGAACCCGCCGCCGCAGCCACACTGACAGCTAAACTCGCTAGGGTTAAAGTATTTCATAAACGCTCTCGACTCTTAACGCTGTATGATGGCATCTTTCCTCCCAGCCCTTTACGATCTAGGGCGCCTGAATTATGGCTGTTTAAACCACTGAATTCCCAAAAACTGTCACTCGAACCTTCTGAGCGTCATAATATGCGCCAGCAAAAGACCCGAGCCGCCTAACCTTGATTTGATCAGTTGTTGAGGTGCTTCCGGTTGCGGTGACAACAACAGCATCGACCGAATCAACATTTGTTGACCACGAAATACAGCGCTCGTTTGATGGCAGCGCGTTTGAGTAATTGACGACATATTGGCCAGTTGACGAGCGAGTCACTGAGTCAACATTAAATGAGTCCAGAATAGATCCATCAGAACCATTAAACGCAACCCAGGCAAGTGCTGTGTTTTCCGAGTATGTAGATGGGTAAGAGTAGTCTGCCAGCATCCCAAAGGAGGCGGGGATGTTATTCCCTGTGATGTTGTTTTTTATGCTCTGTCCTGTAGCGCCATTTGGGATAATGGAGCGGGCAGAAACCTTACCAGTAAAGCCAGACCCAAGGGTAATGAGGTCAACAACATCATTTGCAGAGCCTGTAATAGTGTCAACGGAAAGCGAGCCAGCGCCTGCCATAGTGACAGCACTGTCGCAGTATTCAACGTGAAACCCTTTAAGTGCAAGCGAGTCATTATCCATGATAACGCCTGCCGGGATTGGGTTTGTTGTTGTGCCCGCCATTGTTGCACCGTGAATATCCAGAACAAACCCTCCAACGGCGCTGATAGTGCTCACCTTAATGCCAGCTTGAGAGACAGCCGTCGAATCAGAGAAAATCTCAATATCAACTAGCGGCAAGTAAGCTGCGCCACCAAAGCCATTTTGATAAAGAAGTCCGTACTGGGTCGTGCCGTCAAACTGCAATACAGTATCCCGAAGCCCGCAAGTTTCCTGCCATGCGTCTGACAAAATCAGAGCGGTCATGTTAAATCCGCGCCCATCTACATAGCAGTGTTCCAGCCTTGAGCCAAACATGGAGTTTGTCCCGTTAACAAAATGGAACATATAGCTATCAGAGAATCCAGCGAAGGGCCTAAATACAAGCCCCCGACCATTCGGGCCTGATATTGCCACCCTGTTAGGCCCATCAATAGTTTGAGACAGCAGACAGACTCCGGTTTTCAGCTTAACTATCGCACCCTGCCCACCATCTACAGCTTGTGCAGCCCAATCAACTGCGGCTTGCAGGGCGGCATAGTCATCTGTTGAGTTGTCTACCTTGACGCCAAACCACTCGCCTCTAATGTTTGAGAAGTCAATTTCCTGCCGGACGGATGCGCCGCTCGCACCTGTCGGGTCGGAAGATGGAGCAATATATACTCCCTGTTGCGGGTCTGCCGCAACTTCAGTGGACATATCAGAAGAATCAAACCTAAACGGCCCGCCGCGAAGCCCGGAAAGATTAACCTGATCTCCATCAGAAAGCGTCAACGCCTCAATCTCCGCAACACTCTCAACCCGGATGACGCGGCTGTCTAGCTCGGTCTGAACGCTTTCCCCGGTATCCGTATTAACCTGATCTGCTCCTGTTGATTGCAAAAGATCCTGTCGCAAAGCAGCATCACCACGCGCAACAAGGTTTGAATCAACGTCCGGCAAAGTTGCGGTTGTAGTATATGGAAGTGTTGCGGTTGCAGAAGGGCTGTAGAATTCACCATCATAGCGAATGATAGTGTTGTAGGTTGTTAGCTCAATACCAGCGGAATAGTCCTCAATGGCATTATCAACGCCAGTGCCACGAAAGCCGACTTGATTGGCCAGAGTAACACGAGGATTGCCAAACCGATCAGGCACGGTCGGATCAGTTAGGTTGTTGACCAGCTCATCAAAGACTTCCGAGTTATCAGAAAGGTCGCGCGGATCAGTAGAGCCTAGCGGGTTGCCTGTGTTGTACATATTCCTGAACCTTCTATCAAGTTAATTGGTTATATCGTATCACGGCGGGCTGTTGTCGTCATCGGCGTACACGCGCTCATCGTAATTCGTGGCGCTAACCGATACCTCTAACGGGCCATTAGGGTTGATCTCTGTTATCAGCGCTGGGAAATGCCAGCGGTCAGTTGTACCAAAGTAAATATGCGTCGGTTCACGGTTGCTCGGCAGTACGGCAGGCCAAGGTTGCGGAATACTAACAAGAATCGTGTACTCATCCGGCCCTTGCGTTGCAGTGTATGGGCCAACGGTATCTCCGTTCTCGTCTCTGTACGCAACTACGTGCGTTTTACCGGCCTCAAACTCTACCGGCTCTGAAACCGTGATTCGATCAGCCTGAATACCCTCAAGGATGCAGACCTTGCCATAGCCAGGAATATCGTCTAGCAACGGCACGTAGGACAGATAGGAACTGTTAAGCGCGTCCAGCTCTGTTCTGAAGTCATATGTCCAACGGCGGTAACGCTGCGACCTTCTGCGTCTCATGCCAATACGCCAAGCCCGCGTTTCGTCTGTAACGCCATCCAGCTTGATCTTATCAAGTTTGATTCCTTGGTCGCCAGGCAAATAGCAGCGCACGGTTTCGGTTGTCCACGTATCGGCCTTGGTGTACTCAACCTCTACGCCGTCAGGCTCATCTACTTGCTTGGCCTGAAACGTCCTCTGTAGGTTTCCGGTCATGTTCTCAGGGCTGTACCCTTGCTCAAACGTAGTGCGCGGCTCGTCTCTGACTGGCGTGATAATGCCACGGTCTAGCGTCATCTCAGCAAAGCCAGCGCGAAGGATAGTGTCGATAGCGCTTTTTGCGGTGGTATCGCTGAACACGTAATCAAACGTATCGCCCCTTGGCGTCCATATATTTTCGTACCGCTCAAGCTCGTCAAGGTCGATCTGGTCGTCATCATACCCGAGAGACTTGGCCACATACGCAGCCGCCGCGCTGATCTTTCGGGTTGCAGTCTCGGCAGTGAAAGCGCCTCCGCTGATCTCTGGCAGCTTACGCAGACCTTCCAGATTAATCCGATTGTTGGATTGACTGGAGATTTCGTCAGAGCCTGTAATGGTGACTGACATTGTGGTTATGTCGTCATAGCTGGTCACGGTTGGCAGCTTAGATCGAAGCGCGGTAACTTCCAGCCTATCCAGTGATGTCACGGAAACGTCTTCTGCGCCAAGACGGCCAATCCTAACCTCTGGCCTGATTGCACTTGGCAGGTTTACGGTAAACGTGAAGCCCAATTGATCCCGCGTACTGCCTGATACGGTTTCAGTCTGTGAATTCCAGCCAAGGTCACCAACCTCGCGCCACTCAATCTCAATGGTCCTTGACCGACTGTTAATAGACTCGCCATCTACTACGCCAAGCCCTTGAGGCGCAAATATATCAACCTCAAACTTGTCAGTTGTTTCGCCTTCAGGGCAGGCCACGAATGGCCCTGCGCGGTTAGCCGTGAAGGTTGCCGCATTCCAGATAATCTCAAGCGTCAGGCTTGTATTAGGCAGGTTGCCAGTCCAGTCAGGATCAACGGCATTACTCGTTAGCCTGCGCTCAACATCAATGGAGAAGCCGCCGAACGCATCCAGCAAAAGGTATTGCGTGCCAGCCTTATCAATGGACATAGAGCCAGATCCAGCTGTTGCATCAGTTACCGGCGTCCCGCCTGTAGTCTCTAGCGTGATCTCAGTCTTTCCGGCATTAATCGTTGTTATGACATAAGTGCCATTAACATTGACGTCTGACTCTACGTTAACGGTAAGGCCCGCAACTAGATGTTGAAAGTTGCCCTGAAACACATCGCCAACAGCCCCGCCACCATCCACAACCGTAATGGATTGCGTCATGGTGATCGCGCCGGTAATGCCAGGAGTCCACAGCGATCCAACCGTAATGCCGGTTATCGTATCGCCTGATGCTGAGCCTGAACCGAAATAAGTACGTTCGTCATAGGTGACGCCTTTCAGCCGAATGCCAGCCGCCGAAGTGGTGGAGCCAACTTCAGGAGACGCGAACCAGTTCTCATGATGCGGAATGCCTGACAGGTCAGCGCCTGGCTCGTGAATCTGGTAACTTGCGCCGGACAGCTCAGAAAAGGCGGTTTCGCCAATCCTGACCTTATCAGAATTAATCTCATATGAGCCTTTTCCTACCGACAAAAGAAGCCGCAAAACCTGTGTAGTAGTGTCTGCATAGTATCGACGCGGCTGGTTCAGGTAGTCAGGGTAGCGGATATACAGGCCCATGCCTTCAGGCACAGCCTGCCCAAGTCTTGCCGTATTAGCGCGTGCATCAGACGGAGAAAGTTGTGCACCCTGATTGCCTTGGCCTTGCTGCCCCGGAATATCTGGAAGCAGGTAGTTGAAGCCCGCCTGAATGGCAACGTTAATAGAACCAGCCCAGAACGGGAATATCACGTTTAGTGTGTCGCCATAAGGCACAACACGAAACTCGACGTTATCCGATTCGCGTATAACAACATCGCACCAATCCATCGGCTTGACGATAGCGCCGTTAACCGAGCAACTAATAGG